ATCTCTTCGATCATCAAGACTCTCTCATCATCGGTCATTTCTTTGTGCATCATCTTTCCCCTTTCTGCATCTTTCTGATCAATCTTTATGCATAAAGATCAATTCAGCTCGCTTTATCTTGCCTTGATAAGCCTCTTCCAAGTGCCTCAATCTATCAATGATCTCCTGGTCTAAAAGTTGATATGTTGCATCCAGTGGCAAGAAAAAATCCATGATGATGGTGTCAACTTGTAGTCTTGCTAAAAGGGTATTGCCTAGCATTTCTCCCCCATGTGCAATAGTGGCTCATGATTTGCCAGTCTCTCAAGACTTTTCTTGTGATAGGTCTCATCCCTCTCAATGCAGATAAATCTTCTATTGGTATTCATGCAGGCAACGGCGGTGGTGCCACTGCCTGAGCAGTTATCTAAGACTAATTCGTTTTCGTTGGTGTAGGTTTTGATTAGGTATTCAAACAAGGCTTGAGGCTTTTGTGTTGGATGGATTGAATGATTATTGCCGTTTGAGAATTTGATTATGTCATCGGGATAGCGATAACCTGTGTTGTCAATAGGCTTTCTTATCGTGTCAGTTAGGTTTTGAGATTTACTAGACACTCTCTTGCGATCGCTGTCTTTATAAGGCTTTCCTTCTTGCATTTGAGGATTGTAAGTTGGCAAGGCTTTGTAAAAGATCAAAATATCTTCATGCTTTCCGATAGGCATCTTATTGCAATGTAAAAACCTTGTCCCCATGGTCTTCTCCCAAATCCACTTATATCTGAAAAGTGATGGATTGCTTGACCACAATTTAAAGGTAAAGACTGAATTGGCCGTCAAAACGATTGCGCCGTTGTCTTTGATAACTCTCTCATACTCTTGCCAAAGTCTTCCCATATCAATAATAGAATCCCACTCGCACGCAGTTGTACCATAAGGCAAATCGCACAAGATCATATCAATCGATTTGCTGGGAATGGATGGCATCAGATCAAGGCAGTCTCCCAAGTGTATCGTGTTTTCTTTTAGCATTAGTGACTCCTCATCATCTTTATATGTGAGCTGACTTGATGCAGCTTACTTTTGACCGTGGGGGATGCTGGAGGAATTGGCTTATCTGGCTGGATTTCGCTATCTCTCCAGCGCCAATTTATGACATCGTATCTTAGAGCGTCTAGAGGATCCTCCTTCCCGTCTTTCTTTGGCGTCTCTTTACCATCCCAAGCATAAGACAAGATTGCTTTTCTGAATGAATTACCTTGAGCAGATCCACCTCTATCCCAAACCTCTTTGGCGCATAAAATCTTGCGTTGATGGATCAAGCGCTTGACTCTTTGAATACCGTTTAAGATGTCCGTTCGTATTGGATCAGTGCACCATCTAAAAGGCAGATCGATGCCACCTTGATCGATAGGTTTAGACAGCTCATGAAATGCAGATTGAGCGGTTCGATCTGATCTAGCTGATCCAGCCTTATCACCTGATGCACCATCTAGCAAGATTTTGCCTTGATGAAGTTTTGCCAAATGTCTCGGCGCTGCAATCTTTAAGATCTCTTTTGCTAGACCGCTCAAAGTGATTTCTTGAGGATTGATTTCAGCACATATCACATCAGCCTCTAAGATTGGATCATGAGCTAAGATCAAAACTGAAGGCTTTCTAAAGCCGAAGTCAACAACAAGTCTCGATGACATAGATGGATGATATTGCCAATCATCGATGATGTGGCTGGCTGTCCATTCTGAATAGATCACACCTTGAGGAGGCTTTGGCTGATTCTCCACCATTGCCAGCCGTTCAGACTCTGGCAAATTCTTGACGGCGTCAAACCATGCTTCTGATAGATTTTCTTTGTTGACATGGCTTGAATGGAAGATTGGCGTGCATCCTGCCTTTTCTGCAAAGTCTACCCACCAAGCGCCCCAAACTGGCAGGCCAACCATAACCAGCTTCGGAGATGGACCAGATCGAAGACGGCCTAAAGTCTTTTGAGCCACTTCTTCAGATAAAGTTTGACATTCATCGATTAACGCCAATCCGCTTGTGATGTTAAGGCCTTCAAGTGGGTTATGTGTTGCATCTCTTGTACCTGGTCTAAAATAAGATCTGCACCAAACGACATGACCATTTGGAGCCGTCCACTTGCCTTCTTGCTGGTGGTATATCCAGCCATAAGGCACAAGCCACTTTTCAATTTCCGGACCTAAGACCGATCGATAGCGTGGCGCTGTGTCGGTGATCAAAAGAGATGACTTGTTTGGATGGATGCTTGACCATGTCCACAAGGCAAACACAAGCGCCGAAGTCTTACCACTACCCCAGCCAGCTCTAACGGCAATAAATGGATCATGAGAATAGATCAGCTTATCAATCAGATCGATCTGCAAGGGATTAAGTTTGAGCTCAATATCAGTCTTCTTCATCTTCGATTTCTTCTGGCAATTCGTGCGTTACTTGTATGACTTGAGCATGCTTCTCTTTTTGTACCTGCTGGATCACATTGATGATCACCTTTGAGTCATCCGATTTTGTATTCATATCAATCGTTGACTTCTCTCCAAACTCTGATGGAAACTTACGAGCAAGCAACCATTGAGATGCACGCACATCGGTTTCAGAATGGCGCTGAATGTTTTGAAGGTGCTTGAGCTTAAGAGAGATTTCAGCTCGCTTGATGTCTGCCACCAATTCAGCATCTGCCTTCATCCAGCTGTGCCAAGTTGGGTAGGGAATGCCAACGATAGATAAGGCATCAGTTTGAGAGAGGCCTTGAGATATAAGCTCAAGCACTTGCTCGGTTGATACAAGCCTTTTCTTTTTGGCGATTTCAGCTCGATCTTCTTCTGGCTTTTTCGTTAGTGCATTGCTATTTTTGCCGGCCTTAGAATCAACTGTATCAATTTTTATAGCTGCTTTAGTCTTTGCCATGATCATTCTCCAAAAAGTAGAGCGGGGACATACCTGTCTTTTCTGCAAGTATTTTGGCTAATTGATAGCTAGATTGATTTTTGCCTCTTAGAACATTGATAATAGTGGTTTCATGATAGCCGATTTCTCTAGCCAAATCCTTAATGTTCATCCCAGTTTTCTCTTTAACGAGTTTAGTCTTTTCGTTCATGGCTATGATCTAGCTCCCTGATGATTTTAGTAGTGATCTTCTCAATAGCATCATCATCATCGATAGACAAGACTTGATCAATCTCACTTTTGTTGAGACCGTCAAGCATCAGCTTTTCAGCCAGCTTTGAAACTTTGATAGAGTGCCTATCACTGAAAGCATCAAGAAGGCTGATCAATTTTGTTGACACATAGAGATTGAGGATTGATTTTCTATCTTTGATTTTCATAGAAAGATAATCTCACTGGCAACAAGTTTGACATAAGTCTTTCCCTCATGTTGGTTGATCTGGATCTTGCCGATAACGGTGACCTTATCCCCCTTCTTAAGTTGAGTTGAGACGAGATTGGCAAGTTGTCCCCAGACTTCACAATTAAACCAAGTGACTTGATCTTGATCTTTGTATCGTTCGGAATAGGCAACGGAGAAAGTAGCAAGATCTTTTTCACCGATTTTTTTGATTTGTGGATCAGCGCCAACTCGGCCGATAAGGTGCATCTTATTGAGCATGTTTTAGTACTCTCTTTGTGTGGTGGAGGTTGTCCACTGCTGAAATGTATAGAAAACGATAAAAAGAATTTGCTAGTTTTACCAGCTCAGTCTCCGGATCTTTGGCGCTGGTGACTCTTCTCAAAAGGTTGCGATTGCGGATAATCTTCATGCAGATGGTCACCATTTTTTCAATTAGGTAGTGCAATGATATAACTTTATTACCCAGCTTTAGATCAAAATTCTCTTTTGTAAATTCGTAGTCATCGATGACAACTTGCAGATAAAGGCCACTTAATGGAGACTTTATGATAAATCCGTTGTCAGTTGCCTGATATGTATAGCCAACTCTTCCCTTCATCACATAAAGAGACTGAAAGAAGCTATGAAGGCAAACTGCATTATCTTTGAATGCAGTCATGGAGGTCTCAATTTGCATCATTTTTTTACTCTCAATTGATCATAAATGTTTTTGATTTGCTTGATGTCTTCGGCTGAATTGTGGCTGGATAGATCTTTGATTCGATCTTCCAATTCCTGCTCAAAAACAAATTGCCTTTCAAGATCTTCCCCATGTTTTTTGATCATATCTGAAAAGATGTCGCTGATGCATATCTTCAAGGCTGCTGCAACATCTGGCGCTTCGATTTTAAACATGGCATCCACGATTGACTCAAGACTGATAAGACGATTGATTAAGTTAGTATTCAACATAATACTTTCTCCTGTTGTGTGTTATGATATAAACACATTAACAACAATTATTATATATTATTATATAATATTTTTTAAGGAGCATTATGAAAATAAATGTGAGTGATGGATTTGT